CAAACGCCGCAGCGACACGAATCACATAATCTATAGCTTGGCTATTGGCAAGCGGGAATATATCGGGGTCACGATTGTTAATGATCGTTCCCCGTCTAAGTCCCTTAAGCGCCGCTGGCAGAAACATATCCAGCGGGCCATGTCAGAAGATAAAGCGTGGAAATTGTCGCTTGCAATTCGCAAGCATGGACCTGAGGCATTCACTGTTGAAGTGGTCCAAATCGTTCGTGGCAAATCAAATGCTCATGAAATTGAGCGTGAATTGATCCGCACTCGTAAACCGAAACTTAATACCGACGTGAGGTAATAAAATGCAGAACGCCTTCTATCTCAACTTGTCCGAGTTTAACGAATATATTCAATGGTTCTGGTCGTGTGAAGGACTTGTTACTAGCAATCCTTATTCCGATGATACAGCCCTGTCCGTGCTTATGATCGGTGTTGACATTGACGATTGACAACAAGGGTGCGACAATCTGTCACAGTGGTTGACATACGATTTCCCTTGCGCCTTCCGTTCCGTTGTGTTATGATACGTCAATAATCGTGAAAGGAAAATATCATGTCTAATGCTCGCTTCGTTAACAAGGGTCTCCTCAAGTCCGACCTGGCCACTCTCAATGCTCTCATTAACTATTTTGAGAAGGGTGGCACTATTAAAGTGGCTAAGCCCGCTAAACGCCCCAAGAGCGGCATTACCCGTGGCAAGTCAATCAATGTGAAAGGATAATATCATGGAAGTTTTTGCTGTAATCTTATCGATAGCCTATGAGGGCGAATCGCTGTTGGGCATATTCTCCGATTATGTCAAGGCTCGTGATTATGTGGTTTCTCTGAAAGATAGTGACGTTTATATCCGTAAAGTTCAACTGGACGAAATATATCAATTCGGCCAATGTGGAGAAGAAATATAATGACTGATATCGTTCTCTTTATGGTAGTGTTTGTTCCGCCTGTAGCGTTTGCTCTTATTGCTCTTACTAGCCTGGAGGATTAATATGATGGACGAAACTAAAGTTATGCAATATGTGGCACTCGGTATGGTTGCTACGTTTGCCTTTATCGGCACTTTGCTGTGGATCGTTATTGATAGGACGAACTAATGACTGCTACCTATATCCTAATCGTGTTCCTTCATTATGGCCAGGCTGCCTTTACTGCTGAGTTTTACAGCAAGGAAAAGTGTGAAATTGCTGGACATTTAGCGGCATCAATGTATCCATTAGGTGCCTGGCGATGTGTGGAGAAGTAAATGGCTGATGCTCATACCGATGAAACTGTTTATTTGCCTACCATAGAGTTGTTGAATAACACCGAACTGTGGGGTGAAGTCGGTGTGGTAGTGTATAGTAAAACCTTCGCTGTCAACGGTGTTCAAATCTGGATGGTGCCTAAATGAAAAATGCTTTACACTTTGTCGGTTTCAAAGATGACCGTTACAATAATGCCGTCAAAGTGTTTGGCAAACCAGACTTTATTCATAGGTTCTGGGACCGTAGGGCACAGCGAGAGATTGCGGAAGGTGATGTGATTGTCTTTGCTAAAGGTGATGAGTCGCAGGCATTCGGTCCTAATGGTAATGATATTAACGAATTTACATACGATGACTCGGCTCACTTCTAAAGGAGATATATAATGGCTAATGTTAAGACTTTCAATCTGACAATCTATATGGTCGGCAATCGTGATATCTCGTGGCGTGGTATTTCACGGGTAGCAGTAAAACGCTATATAAAGTATTATTCAACTGAATTAAATTACCGTGGTAATCATGTGGAGGCTAGATAATGGCTGTTAAGATTATCGTTGGTTGGGATGATCCCGAGTTTGATACTTACAAAGATATGTTCTATAACTTCACACCCGATGATTGGGACTATATGATTATCGGTGATAAAGAACACGAGGTTGAATGGATCGCCGAAAAGTTGTATGTCTGCGATTTTCAAATAAAGCAAATTGGTGATCGCTGGGTTGCGGTTACCTATCATTCGTAGGAGAATTAAAATGGCATATCAGTATGTGGATGGCGCTCGTGGTGGGCGTTTAAAGATGTGGTGCGAGGGTGTTGAGGTCGAGGCTGATGCTCGTACCCAGTTAGATAACATTGCGTCACTCCCGTTTATTGCGGGCCATGTTGCTGTTATGCCGGACGTCCATCTTGGCAAGGGTGCAACGGTTGGGTCGGTTATTCCGACGGTTGGTGCAGTTGTGCCGGCTGCCGTTGGTGTTGATATTGGTTGCGGTATGATGGCTGTTCGTCTGTCATTGACGGCGAACGATCTGCCGGACAACCTTCACTCGCTGCGTTCTCATATCGAGTCCGTGGTCCCGCACGGTCGCACCGACAACGGTGGTAAGAATGATCGTGGTACCTGGCTTGATATGCCGCTGAATGTTGCTGGTGCATGGAACATTCTGGCGGATCGCTATGCGAAGATCGTTGAGAAGCACCCGAAGATCAAGTCCCATAAGGATGTTGAGTTCCTGGGTACCCTGGGAACGGGCAACCACTTTATCGAACTGTGTCTTGATGAGGATGACTATGTGTGGGTAATGCTGCACTCCGGGTCCCGTGGTGTAGGTAACAAGATTGGTCAGTATTTCATTGATGCTGCAAAGCGTGAAATGGAACGCTATCATATCCTGCCGTATCTACCGGATCAGGACTTGTCGTATCTCGTAGAGCATACGGAACTGTTTGATGATTATGTAGAGGCTGTATCTTGGGCACAGGAGTTTGCTGCTCTTAACCGTCAGTTAATGATGGATGCCGTGCTAAAGGTTCTTCGTGAGCGTTTACCGGCTTTCGTTGTTTCTGATGAAAAGGCTGTGAACTGCCACCACAACTATATTGCTAAGGAGAACCACTTTGGCAAGAATGTGTGGGTGACCCGTAAGGGTGCTGTTCGTGCCCGTGAAGGTGATCTTGGTATCATACCGGGATCAATGGGTACGGGTTCGTTCATTGTCCGTGGTCTTGGTAACCAGGATTCGTTTTGTTCATGCTCTCATGGTGCTGGTCGTCGTATGTCCCGCAATGCGGCTCGTAAGGCAATCACGCTGGATGATCATATCAAGGCGACCGAGGGTATAGAATGCCGTAAGGATGCTGATGTAATTGACGAGTCGCCGGCTGCTTACAAGGACATTGGTGCGGTCATGGCTGCACAGGATGACCTTGTGGAAATCGTGCATCGTCTCCGTCAGGTGCTAAATGTGAAGGGTTAATCCCTTCACCTTGAACTTAACCATATAGAATATGGCCCAGCTTAAGTCGATCTTGGACTGGGCCATACCAACGACCGAGGAGCGTCGATATGTCAAAAAGCGGGGGTACCACGAGCCAGCGGGGCAAACGCACCACCGGTGCTGCCAACCCCGTGGCTTTTGCGCTCAAAAATGGGCAATTCAGGCAACGAATAGTCAAGTCCAAGGTCAAATACGACCGTAAGCGTGGCCATAAGGGGTGCGACAATCTGTCACACCTCTTTTAGTCGTTTTCCTATTGACTCTTGGCGGAATATGTCCTATGATATGTTCAAGATCGAGAAAAGGAAAACAAAATGACTAATTCAGATGCATATCGGCTTGAACTGCAAACGCTAATGTTGCAAGCTGAATTAAATGGCGATATCGACGCTGCTGAAACATATCAGCAAATGATCGAAGAATTTGACGAAAACTGTGAAGACTAATCAGGAGAATTAATATGCTTCGTGCTGCTTCTATCGGTTCAAATCAGATTGAAATCCGTCATGGCGAGAATGCCTTTCTCGTTTCATATAAGACGCCTGTTGCTGCTTATGTCAAAGGCAAGTTTTATCGCACCTCCACTAAATTCTCTCGCACCACTTCAAAGCATATCAACAAGTGGCTTGATGGTGCTGTGGCTGTTGAAGTGTCACAGAATCAGATTGAAGACTGGATGGGTTGGAACGCATAATGACAATCGTAATCCCCAAAGGCTGGCCAGCTTATGCATTCTTTCCTGAATGGGCTACGGTCGCCTTTTTGTTCGCCGCTCTTATCGTGACTATGATCATATCTAAGTTTGGGAGAATAATATAATGCGCTCTTATACGAATAAGATCATCGAAATGGTCGATGAAGGTATGCTGGATCGTGATACTCTTATCCGTGAATTGCTCTGCTGGATGAGCGAGTCCGATGTGGAAGAGTTTTATGACGTCAATCTGTC